TCATATTATTATTGCCTCCTTTTTTATAAGCGTCTATTGTTTCATCTTTACATTTTATTATTTCATCCTTCAAATTTATATTTTCACCCATCATTTTTTTCATCAAAAACATATATTCTTCTGTTTCACTAGGGTTAACGTAAGAGGTACATTTTTTCTTATGACTCCATAAACCTTTTCTGCTCTTATATTCTTTGTCGCAATGCTCGCAAATGAAAACTTTTTGGCACTTTTTGGCACTTTTTGGCACTTTTTGGTAACATTTTGGTAACACTTTTTTTTTATGTTTTATGGTAAGCAAGTGTTTATTATAATGAGATTTATGAGACGTTGTATAATCACAATAGTTGCAGAAAAACAAAACGGCACTTTTCGGCACTTTTTGGCATTTTTGGTAACAGTTTGGTAACACCATTCTTAAATATATCCAATATTTTATTTTTAAATCGCTTTTTTAGTGCTTTTTTTTCAGTACAAAAATTTATGGTAACAAAAAAATAAAATAACTTAAAATAAAATACCTCCATCTTGTAGGGGAGTGATTTTTTGAGCGATTTTTTGTCAAAAAAAAGTTTTGAGTTTCTATTTTGGACATTTAAATTTGTCCATTTTTAAAAATCTTTCAGACTTTTAGTAAAAAAAACGACCAAAAATAGTTCCTTTTTTTTAGTGCCTTTTTTTAAGCTCTTACCTTTTATGATAACAAGGTAAAAAGTAGTTGATGAAAACTCTCCTACATTAAGGTGAGGCGTTTTGAAAAAAAATCTTTTTCGCATCATTATCAGTAACAAATATTTTTATAGGTCGAATTTACAGTAAGGTCAGTCTCATTTATAAAAAAATAATAAAAATATCATATATGTATATGAATATTGTTATCATATTAGGAGATAAATTAAAAAATAATGGAGAAATTTCATCCATTTTAAAACAACGTTTAGACAAATTTTTAGAAATAAAAAATCTAAAAAAAACAAAAATTATTGTTTCAGGAGGAAAAGCACAACAAAAAGCTTTACATACTGAAGCTTATATGATGAAAAAATATTTATTCTAAAAACGGATTAAATAAAGATCAGACAAAGATTAAAACGAACAAGGAAAAAAAATATTTAAATGTTTTTTATAATACTATTAATTAAGTACGCATATCAAAATATAAAATCGAATGAAGTTCTCTATATAATATCATATTTATTAATCAAACAAATAATAAATATGAGTAATTTAAATTCTTTCGCACCACTTAATTATGATATTGATATTGATGTTCCTATTGTAAAAGCAACATCAAATCCATTACGAAAATAAAAAAAAAAATTAAGAAATTTAGAGCATCGACAAAAAAAGAAAAATACACGTGAAATATGTGATGCTATTAAGTCTCTTAAAAAAAGAATTTATAGACTAGAAAATCCTAATAAACATTTACCAATTAAAAAGAAAATTAAAAAGAAAAAATTACAACGTAAAAAAATGAAAAATAATACAAATGATATACAATTATCATTTGATACATTACCTATTCATGTAAGAAATGGTATATTTCGTAATTATGTATATAATAAAGCATTAGTAGAAAACTATAAAAAAATTATTAAATCGGATTACAAAGAAACTATATTGCATTTAAAATATAAAAGATTAAATAAATAATATAGTAAACAATATATTTATATTATTATGATTTATTTACAAAACAATTTTTTTATATTTTTCTTCTGTATTTTTTATTTTTATATAGCAACCACAACAATATGAACTGCAAAATAATCCACCATATTTTTGGGAGCTAATATTACCATATATTTCATATTTTAAAGGATTTACAGAGAGTATTTTAATACGTAAAGAACGTTTGCAATAATCACAACTCTCTTTGTTATTAGATAGCATATTATATTTTTATATAATAAAATATACCTTTTTTTTTAATTCGATTTTATATTATATCTTTTTTGATAATCTTTAGGTTCTATATCTTCGTGCGTTATTCTATTATGCCAATAATATCCACCATGCGTCCATGGAACTTTAAACCAGGCTTTTTGTATTTCTTTATTATTATATACTTTTTTGTTTGTATTATACATTTTTGCTTCATTATTAAATAAAAGCGTTAAAAATACAATGATACTTGTACATAGATTTTTTCTCATATAACATTATTTTAATATATATTTTTAAATTATTATCGTAACATAATATATAAATGCCATTTAAAACGACTGGAAATATAGTAAATAACTTAACATCAACACTTAGAAAACTATTAAAAGATGTAACGGGTTTGAATTTAGGAACTCGTGTATCCAAAGTAACTGGAGGCACATTAAATGAATTGGGTAAATTTAGTAAAAAAATACCAATAGCAGGAGGATTTTTCGCATATATATTTCAAAAAACAGGTAAAGGAGTTAATATTGTATTAACCAGTGCGGATGGTTTAGTAAATACTACAGGTAATTTAGTAAATAATATCGTACAAGGTGCCAATGATATAGTTGTATATTCATTATCTACTTTATCGAATACAATTGGTGTCAAAACGCGTAAAATTGGAAATAGAAGAAGGCGTAAAAGTGGAAGAAGACATAGACGTAGCCATAGAAGACGTAAAAGACGTAGAACCAAAAGACGTCGTTAAATAATTTTATTAATTTCTTTAATAAATTCTTGTTTAGATATTGATTTTGCACCTACAGTATTATTATGTTCAAACTTTACAGAATGATTATATCTTTCTATAAATTTATTATCTTTTTTATTTAATGTTATAAAATAATGACTTTGTTTACTTTTTGAATCTATTTCTGCATCAATTTTACCTGCATATACACCTACTCTTCTTAAAGAATAATCAGGATTACCATGTTTTTTTACAAATTTAAAGCCATTTGGTTGCAATAGTATAGGTAATTCTCTATTTGTTGATTTTCTCTCCCATATTTGAAATACACAAGGAACATCATATTCTTCATTATTTATTACAAATGATTTATCTCCAAGATCTTCTTGATGTATTAAATGAAAAGATAAATGTATAGATTTCTGATAGGAAGGTTTTTTAAAACTCTTAGGTAAAATAAAACCAAATGATTTTGTATTTTTACAATCACAAATTCTTCTTATAAATTTTTTGACTAATTTACTTTGTCTACCAAAAGGTGGATTACCTATAAAATGTAAATTGGAATGAAAACATGTATCTAAATTTAATTTTAAAAAATCTTGTTGTATAATATTGTTATTATTTGGTTCAATATCATATGCTAATATTCTATTAAAAAATTGACACCATACACCATTACCAGCAGATGGTTCTATTAATAGACTATTTGATAAATTTATTTTTAATTTGAATATATCACTTAATCTTTTGGCAACCTCTTTTTTAGTAAAAAATTTTTCCAATGCATCGCGTTTTAAACCTGTTTCTTGTTTTTCCATTATATTTACATCATAATTATCTTTTAAATAATTTTTAAAATATATTTGCATCATATTATATTTTGAAATAATATAAAGAAAAAATATATAAATGCTTATATGTGTTCTTTAACTGCTGAAAAAGTTTTTTATATGGAAGATAAATTAATGAAAAGTCCGGGTTTATATACGATGTGGACTATTTTATATTTGATTAATTTGATATGTTTGTCTACTGATTCTACTACGGGACCAGTAAGAGATTTTAATATAGTATGTTCATTGCTTAGTACATTGTATACTGCAATGAGTTCATATAATGTAGTATATGGTAATGGATTACCATCATCTATGTTGTTGATGGCGGGACCAATTCATCAATATGGTTCTTGGTTGTTGTTGGCGTATTATAGAGGTGCGGTATATGGAACTAGTGAATTGGGAGTATTGAATGGAGTGTATACATTAGTGGTAGGAGTATTTACATTGGATATGGTAGTAAAGACGTGGACTTTGGCGTTAAAACCACAATATTATTTGGATTATGTGAAAAAGGAGAAGGAAAATACACAACAATAATAAATAATAATAATAATAGTAATAATTTATAATTAATTTATAATTAAATATAAATTTAACAAGTGAGATTAGTATGAATCCACTTACCAATTTCTGCATGAATAGGTAATAAAAAATAATAAATGGATTGGATATAATTTTCTTTATAATATTCATTTTCAACTTCTTCTAATTTTTTTAATATATTAAAAACAACCTTAAGATCTTTTTTATCATAAATAGATTGTATTTTTTCAAATACTTTATCCATACTAATAGAATTTTCATCTTGAGAATGAAATAAATCTTGATTTTCTAAATTTAAAATATTTTTGTATAAAGACAAAGTATGTGTTATAGTAGTATTTTTACATATTTTATATGTTTCAATTAATTTTGTAATACCTTTGATAGCACATTCTAAAATATATTTATATATAATATTTTCTTTTGATTTATACCATAAATAATATCTTCTAATGGCATGAAATAGATAATATAAATCGTCTTTATTATCTCCTTGCCACCATCTCCAAGCACCTTGAACCATAGAAGGTTGTTGTATATGTAATATATTATTAGAAACACTAACTTTGGTTCCAATAGGACAATTAGATAATATAGATAATTGTATCATAACTTGTAATGGTTCTAAAATCATATCTTGTCTTTCTTTTTTTTGTGAGAAATTTTCCATATATATGTATTTAAATATTTATTTTAATATTTAATAAAAGTACTTAAATAATAATAATATAGTTTATATTGATGAATAATAAATTTAAGATGATTAATGTGGCTGAAATAATAATTCCTAATAAAGAAGAGAAGAGAAGAGAAGAGAAGAGAAGAGAAGAGAAGAGAAAAGAAGAAAGAAAAGAAGAAAGAAAAGAAGAAAGAAAAGAAGAAAGAAAAGAAGAAAGAAAAGAAGAAAGAAAAGAAGAAAGAAAAGAAGAAAGAAAAATATCTGATAAAATAGAAATATATTTAGATAATAATAAATACAATAATAAATTTGCTTTAATGTCTAATAATAAGAAAAATAAAATTATAGATTTAGGTATAAATAGTTTAAAATTGTCAGATAATAGAATGCTTAAATGGTCTGAAAAAGAATCTTCTCAAAAAATAATAACTATGAGTAAAGAATATGAAACCAATATAGACGATTGTAAGAAAAAATTAAAAAAAGAAAAAGATCATTCGCTTCATTTAAAACAACAATTTAAAAAAGACAAAGATGTATATGAAAAACAAATCCATAAATTAAAAGCAGAAACTATAAATGAATTAAATAAACAAGAAAGTGAAATAAAGAACAATTGTCATTTATTATATAAAAATCAAATAATAGATAAAGACAATATAGTTAAAAAATTAAAAAACGAACAATTAAATTTAAAGAGAGAGAAAGAAGAAGAAATAAATAAGTTAAAACAAAAGCATAAAAAAGAATATCAAGAAGAGAAAGAA